GAATCATTGATAGGTTTGATAATGATGCAAGCCGGTTCACTTCCAAGATTATGACTAATAGCTTGACCACTACCACCAACATTTTGAGTCCCTGTATAAGTCACAACATCAAAGAACTTTGGTTGCTTTCGGAATGTCCATGAGGCGTAGGTTTCACCATTTGAGTTAATCCTTGTCCAACCAGAAGACTCTGCTCCAAGGGTAAAACCATTGGAATTTGCAGACACCATTGCGTTATCTGTGTATTGCTGATTGGTATTGTTTGACCCAAGCATTTGGTTAATGCCACGAGCAGTGTCGTAAAGTCCGTGGCTAGTATTAGTGCTTCTTGCTTTAATCCAAATTAAACCACCTTTGCCCGACAAATCAATGTTATTTACAATGGTTTGACCACCGCCAGAAGGATAAAAACCGTTGCCTGTATAAAGGTATGTGCTAAATACTTCCTCAATGTATGCTGGCACATAAGGAACACCACCACCAAAGGCATCGTAACTAGCCGCACCAGAAGTTGCTTGTAATGGCATGGTTTAAGCCTTAAATTGTGTGTTGCTTGCCAAGACTGTGAAAGTCGCACTACCTGTTTTGATGATGAGGTAGCGGTACGAATCAATGCCACTAGCATTTCCCGCAGTAGGCGCACCACCCAACCAACGTGTCGTGACACCTGATGTAGTGCCATCAACTTGCACAGCAGAGTTGTAGTAAGCAGTAGAGCCTTGAGTCACCAAGAAAGCCACAGTCATTGATTGACCTGTACTCATTAAAGTGTTGAGTGAAGTACCGCTAGAGCCTCTAAAGTTAACAGTCCAGTTAGCACTTGCGTTGCTTGTGTAATAAACAACAGATTGAGTAGTAATGTCGTAATTGATTGTGCCTGTAGCCGCAGTAGCTGATACTGTAGCTACCTCTGCAACGTCATTTAAGACAATGGCTTGAGCAGATGATGAGCCGCTAAAGGTTTGTGTACCAGTAAAGCTATTAGCGACATTGGTAACAGGGATATTAGCCCCTGCCAGAGTAGATGCACCTGTACCACCATTACCTATTGGAAGTGTTCCTGTCACACCAGTACCCAAAGGAAGTCCACTAGCGTTAGTCAAAGTACCACTAGCAGGTGTTCCCAATACGGGAGCAGTCAGGATTGGAGAAGTCAGAGTCTTGTTTGTCAGGGTTTCTGTACCTGTCAAAGTAGCAAAACCACTAGCAGTAAATGCCGCCTGAGTCCAAGCTGATCCTGTCCACACATACAGAGTGTTTACTGAGTTGTTCCAGTACAAAGCACCTGTCAATAGAGCATTGCCATCGTTATCTACAGAAGGTGCAGTAGATTTAGAACCTAAATATCGGTCATCAAAAGCATCGTATGAAGCTGCTGCATTTGTCTCACTTGTAGCCGCATTGCTTGCACTTGTAGAAGCATTAGAAGCACTTGTTGCCGCATTGGAAGCAGATGTAGCCGCATTAGAAGCAGAGGTAGCCGCAGCAGTAGTCGAACCAAAAATCGAATCTATTTCAGTTTTGGTATAAGCATTTGTGATGTTATAGCCACCGATAGTCGTAGGATTCGTTCCTGCCGTAGCACGACCATAAGCATCAAAAGTGACAGATTGATAAGTGCCTGCTGAAATGCCAGAAGTTGCCAAATCAATGTTGTCCGAATTGACAACAATACGACTAGAAGATGCAGTTCCTACATTAAGAGTATTGCCTGTCTTTGTAAGACCATCACCCGCTGTAATCTGGCCCGCACCTGAGAACTGCGCCCAAGTGATAGACGTGCTTCCCAATGTCCCACCTGCATCTATTGTGCAGATAAAGCCAGAGTCAGCGTTAGTTGTGCCTTTTTCAACAAAGGTAAAAGCCGCAACCAACTCAGCATAAGTGTCAGCATCGGTTGTGCGTGTCCATGAACCTGTGGCACACAAGTAAATACCATTCTGTGAGGCAGTAGATTGGTCTTTAACCAAGACCCGATCACCCGCAACAATCGATATGCCATCAATGGTTTGTGCGCCAGATAAGGTGATGTTTGCAGTAGTAGCCGCAACAACAGAGGCTTTTGCATCAATACCTTGGGCTAGTGCATCTACATAACCCTTGGTAGCCGCATCAGAATCGTTTGTAGGACTCGCTAGACCAGTAATGGTTGCCGATGTACCACTGTCCATATCCAATGCGCCAGAGATGGTCACATTGTTAAATGTAGAAGTTCCAGAAGCCGCAGTTACATTACCTGTCAGATTACCAGTTACGTTACCCGTGACATTTCCTGTTACAGCACCAGTTAAGTTGCCTGTCACATTACCAGTTACTGCACCTGTCAATGGGCCACTAAAGCCCGTATTCGCAGTGATGTTTGTGCCAGTAATAGCAAGTGGAGAAGAACCACCGATTACCGCACCATTGATAGTTCCCGCACTAATAGCGGCAGAAGCAATGGTAGCGGATGTGCTAACAGTAAGGTTAGTAAATGTTCCTGCTGCGGCAGTAGTTCCACCGATTACAGCACCATTTATCGTACCCCCTGTAATTGTGGCAGAGGAGTTATCTGTTTTTGTAGCTACAGCAATCGCAATATTATTGAACTCTGTATCAATCTCAGTACCTTTGACAATCTTTTGAGGATTGCCAGGCGATAAGTTATCTTTGGTTGCAAAGTTAGTGGATTTTGAATAATTGCTCATGGTTTATCCTATCTTGCCTTCTTTGGCTTGAATTTCAATTTTCTGAATTGACAACTGAGTGCCATTGATTGTGGCTTCATAACCAGTTTGAATAATCTTTCCAGCACTTGAAGCATTACTCGTCAATGCTTTAATTGGAATGCCACTTGTAAAATCTGCAATTCCATACTCACCAATTCCATACTCAAAACTAGCTTGAGTTGGAATAAGGACGTTTTCTGATTGATAAGCACCTGAGTAATCAAAGCCCCATTTGATTGTGAGAAATTGATTAGAACCACCAATCACAATTGCTGTAATTGATTTCAAAATAGAAATCTGATTAGGATTTCCTAAGTCAGCATTGTTTGTGTAGTACAAGAATCGGTAGCTTAAAGTGTCATCAATATAGCCGCCATACTTTCCAATGTAGCCATTTTTGCCAATGTATAGATCACCATTTCGCAGTGATCTAAGTGATGTTGGAGAGATGTTATCCCACTTAGTTACCCGTGAAGCACCATCTTGCAAAGATTGCTTAGTGTCAAAGCAATAGACTTGGAAAGTACCTGGCAAAACAAGTAAGTAAAACGCTTCTTTTTCTGAGTACACAGACTTCAAATTAGCAAGTGTTTCACCCGCCAAAGAAGATGCTAAGTCAAAACGAACATTCTTAGATAGGTCTCGCAATGGAGCAGACTTCTCTTGAATTGTCCTCATCAATGAACGAACACCTGAGTCTGATAAGAACACAACATCAGTGCCAATGCTTTGTATGGTGTCTCTGGCAATACAGCCTATAGAGCCTACTGTGTCGCTTAAAACGAGAGATGCGGGTGTAGAAGCACCTGAGTAAACAAGAATCTGTTTCTTACCAAAGATAAACAAGAAATCATTGTGTGCTGCCAAACCCATTACTTCATCAGCACCATTAGGCCACACACGGGAAACATCTAATGAACCTGAAGTACCACCACCCCATACATGACCAGCAATCAGGTCAGAAAAGGTAACTGTTACTTTGTCAGTTGATGTATTAGCCACCCACAAACGACCAAATGCTGAAATAGCAATATTGGCTTGGGGAACTGTAGCTACATAACCAGACTTCTCAGAAACTCTGCGGTAAGTTGTTGTACTTACAGCGGGGTCATAAATGAGTGGATCGTGACCAGTTTGGAAGAAGTATGCAATGCCATTCAAGGATGCACATTGCCAGTTACTTGCTGTGATAGTAGGGCCAGTGCCACCACCACCATAGGTCAACTCAGTTACGGCATTAGCCGCACCAAGTTTAAATATCTTGTTGTTGCCAGCAAATAGAACAGTCAAAGTTCCATCGTTTTGAACTAACTCATGAATGACACCAACATCGTTAGCACCCAAAGCACCAGAAGATGAGTTAACCCTTGTCCAACCTTTTCTAGCACCAATACGACCATACTGATCCAAGATGCAATTGGTTGCGACCAAAGCAAAGCCTGACCCTAAGTCAAGGGGCGAATCTTCAGTATTCAGGCCATTAAAGCCTGGTGCTGAGAGACTGTAACTTTGAAGTGCTCCTGCCATTAGACCGCCACAAAGTTGTCTTCAGGATAACGAGTGCTTTCCAATGCAATAGCGTCAGATAGCATTCCTCTAAAAAGAGCATAAGCCTCAGAAGAGTTTGTTCCACCATCTTCACCACGCTCAATCAAAGCTCTGGCATAAGCACTTTGGGCAACCAAATAGTCCAAAACCTTGACTGAAGTACCATCAGAAGACAGATTAGCCTGTGGGACAGTTACATCAAACTTCAATGTATATACGCCATTAGGGACAGGAAATAGCTCAACCTTTGTGTCGCCATTGCCATCTACACCGCTAAAGCAGAACTCTGAAGGAATAGATTGTGAAGGTGTGCCAAAGTTGAGCTTGCGGTTCATATCCGCAACAGTAATGTTATCTAAAGTGATAACGCTAGTAGTATTGATAGCATCGTTAATACGAAACTTCTGACCAGCCCCCGTCAAAGCATAGGAACTTGTACCAGAAGCAGTAGTAACTGTGATTGTTTGAGATAAAACATTCCATGAATAAGCATCTTCAATCTGACGCTTGGCATCATTGACAAACTTGCCGATCAAAGAAGAATAGGCTGTCTCACCAATGCTACCAACTGTGCTTTCACGCAAGCGAACTAGCACATCGTTAACAAGTTCTAAGTAGGTCATGTTCGTTGTGCTCCCTGAACCTCAAATGTTGCAATAAAACTGAATGTACTTGCACTTTGAGTAGTAATTTGAATTCTATCGCCTTCTTCTAAAACGATATAAGCATTGCCATCAAACTGAAGGTATTGCTTTGAAGTAAAGTCGTAAGAAGTAAGAATATCGTAAGTAGTCGCTAAATTAGCGTCATACCATTGAACAGTAATGTGCTTTGTCGATCCACCAGTATTGTGGATGTACATGACAGTAAATTTGGCGTAATAACCCGTTGGAACTGTATAAACAGTCGTTAATGTTGCCGCTGTAGGGCTAACTCCAACAGATACTGGTCTCACTTCATATTCCTCTTAGAGATCGCTTTAGCCTTAGCTTTAGCGTCTTCCTTGGACGTTGCGCCCCAAGCTCTAAGAGAAAGTAAAAGTCGGGTAGGCTTTCCATCTTTCATCTCAGGGCCAGAGTTATTGCCCATTCGTGCTAGAAAGGATGCCCTACGAGGGTTGTCTCCCGATTTGACGGGTGGTTTTAAATTACCACCTGTTTCTGCATTATACGATGCTCTTCCTTTGGCATTCAAGCCCCCTTTGGGGTTTTTTCCTTCTTTTGTTTGCCAAACAGGAGATTTCATTTCTTCTTCCTTGACATACCTGCTTCGGATAAAGCAATAGCTACAGCCTGTTTTGGGTTAGTTACGACCTTTTTATTGGTAGTCAACTTGCCCTTGCCAAACTCAGTCATCACTTTGCTGATCTTCTTTTGGGCTTTGGTTTTCATATCAGTACATGATCTTTGCTGTGATTGTGCCAGTTACATAAACTGTGCAATTGGCTCTTAAATACTTAGGAGCGTTAGCAATAGTAATAATGCCATCACCAGTTAAGGCCGTACCAATCGTTGAATATGTTACCCCGTCCAAACTGCCTTGCAAAGCAACAGTAGCACTTGTAATGCCTGAAACTTGAAGAAATGCGGGTTGACCAGGGTCAGCCTGAACTGCGGTTGATGCGCCAGTAGCGACAACGGCACTCAAAAGAGTAATTGGAGTAGCTAAAGGCATTATTTACCCCTTGTAGATTTCTTCATCATGTTGGTAGCTGTGCGACCACCACGGGTAGGCATAGCTTTAGGCTTACCAATAGCAATCATTATGGACAAAGGCATACCTTTTTTGGTATCTTTTTTAGCCTCTTTTGGACTAGACATTTTTGGTGTTTTGCCGTACATGATATTTCCTTATCGAACTAGCTTGGTTGCAACAAAAGAAATGATACCGCCAACAACAGAGGCGATAGCCATTCCAACGAAAAAGCCACCTTTAGATTTGTTTGCCATCTCTAAAAGGGTTTTTATATCTTGGCGAAGTGCATGGACTTCTGCTTGTAAAGCCTCTACTTGAGCTTCCAATTTGCCAAATTCTCTTGGATCAATTTCCGACATTTGAAACCTCTTTTTTTGGTCTTCCAACCTTTGGTTTGTCTTCAACTTTCTTTGGAGTTTCCTCAACAAGGACGTATCCTTCATGACCCTTCATGCTATCAATATCATGCTGATAGGTGAAAGTAACTGTGTTTCCCGATTGTAAACAACGAAAAGTAGCCATAAAAACTCCAAAAAAAGGGGGGTATTAGCCCCCTTTTATTACACTGCACGAGCCACAATAAGGTTCAATGTAGTTGATGCTAAATCTACAGAACTGCCTGTAGGGTTGTAAGTCACGATAGTAACTGTATTAGCGGCTGAAACATAGGCTCTACGAACCAAACCTGCCTCAGAAACGCCAATAGACATACCGATAACCATATCGCCCAAAGCAACGCCTGGTACTGTAACTGTATCTGTAGCAGTTGCAGTAGTAGATACTGATCCGCTATCAAGAGTGCATGAAACGTCCCAAGTGTCTGTAAACAAGCCACGGAATTGGTCATTACCCCTACGGGAAACGACTGCTGTTGCTGCTGCCATAATAAATCTCCTTGATGTAAAAAATCCCCCCACCGATTAAGGCGAGGGGAAAAGGCAACTATTAGGCTGGAACTGCTAACGCAAATGCGCTAGAAGACAAAGCTGCACCAGTTGT